TGCGACTACACGCTCCCCGACGGGAGAACGGCGCGCATTGTACACCGCGATACCCTACCAGAAATGCGTTCCTTGAAATGGCACGTAGAATACATGATCCGACAGATGGAGCACTTCCTAAATGGCCATGCCTGACCGCAAGATCCTCGTACAGAAACCCAAAGAGCTGCGCAACCTTAGCGCTAAGGCCGTAGCCGCGTTGGACAAGCTGCCAGAAGAAGCGTGGGTATACCAACCAAAGTTCGACGGTTGCAGCGTCATCGTGCTCGTCGGTGTGAACGTGGTGCGCATCTTCTCCCGCGAGGGCAAGGAGTGCCTGAGCATGCCGCACATCGCGGAGCATATCCGCCGTCACAGTCACCCGAACATGGTGTACTTCGGAGAGGCGTACCACCCAGACAAGGAGTTCCCGGAGATCTCCGGCATGTTCCGTCGGCAGTCCCCGCAGGCTGAGCTGCAATTCTTCGCCTTCGACGCCGTGACCCTGCAAGAGTTCCGGGCAGGCAAGGCTGACCGTCCCTACGACCATCGCGTCAAGGCGCTGCGCGGCATCTCGGACAAGGACGCCGGTGTGATCCCGGTCGGTCTGTACAAGTCCGTGGAGGCGTGCCAAGACTGGATCGACGCCGCCCGCGAGTATGGGTACAAGCTGAGTCTGGACGGCATGATGAAGAAGCAGGCCGCAGGCGTGTGGGAAGCTGGTGATGACCGCGAAGGCCGCAGCCTGAAGCTCAAGGACCACATCAGCGTGGACCTCAAGGTGCTGGATGTGGAAGAAGGGCAGGGTAAGTTCACTGGTATGGTTGGACGCATGATCGTCGAATGGCGCGGCAAGCCAGTACCCATCAGCGGTGGCAAGATGACCAACGCGGACCGGATCTTCTACTTCTGCGAGGGCTTCGGCAGGATCAAGGACAGCATCGTCGAAGTGCACGCCCTCGGTCTGACCCCGGACGGCCAGCTCCGTGAGCCGCGATTCCAGCGAATCCGCGATGACAAGACCGAACCTAGCGAGTAAGCAATGAACCAACTGGAGCTTGAGCAGGAAATGGCGGACGGCGGCAGGGCTAAGGCCCTGTTCCGGTTCAGGGAGAACGAGGAAGCCGCGAGCGCACACGCCAACCCGTATGCACAAGCACTGTATCGCCGCTACATCCTCCCGATGCGGGACGCCATCAAGCTCTACGTTGGCACCAAGAAACGGGGCGTAGCGAGCAAGAACAAGGGTTTGCTGCGGGACGAAGACCCGTTGACCCTAGCCTTCATCGCCATTCGCGGCCTGATGGATGCCTGCCTTGAGCAGGTCGAAGTCAAGCTGGCAGCGACGGCGGTGGCGCTGGGGCGCACGGTGTATGGAGAGGTGCTGCTTCGGCACTTCGAGGACTGTAACGATGAGCTGTACAATACGCTCGTCCGAGATTTAGAACGTCGCTTGACCAAGAGCGAGCGGCACAGGATGGCAGTGTTCCAGTCCTCGGCGGAGAAGGATGGAATCGTCCTGCCGCGTTGGGACGTTAGCACCAAGTCGGACGTAGGCTCCCTGCTAATAGGGATCGCTGCGGACTTGGGGTTCATTGACATCACACTGGTTAAGCCAAAGAAGGGCAAGACGGTGAACATGTTGTCCCTGTCCGACGTGGCACGGGACATCGTGGTAAACATCAAGGGCTACGTGGCTGGGTTGATGCCGACCGTGCTGCCCTGCGTGGAGCAACCCAAGGACTGGCTTACGCCTAACGATGGCGGCTGGCATTCGTCCGCCATGCGCCGGGTTACTCCGTGCATGATCCGGGGAAGGAACTGGGTGGACCCGGAGGACGTACCACAGCTGGTGCTCGAAGGGCTTAACGCTTGCCAGAGCGTAGCGTGGCAGATCAACGAGCGCGTGCTCGAAGTAGCGCAGATTGCATACCAGAAGTTCGACGTCCAAGACATCTTGGTCAGCGACCAGCGTCACATGGCTCCAGACAAGCCGCTGTGGATGCAGGAGAACGAGGACATCAAGTTCGCGGACATGACAGCAGAGCAGCAAGTCGAGTTCAAGGAATGGTGCGCAGAGAAGCGCGAGTGGTACACAGAGACGAAGGTGCGGGGCGCTAAGGCGTGCCGTAGCACGGAAGCCATCAGCGTAGCTGAGCGCTTCAAGGGTCGGCCAATCTGGTTCGTGTACACAGCGGACTACCGGGGACGGTTCTATGCCAGCGCACGAGGCGTATCGCCGCAGGGCAACGACCTCGGCAAGGCGCTACTGGAATTCGCCGGGCCGGGCTGGCCCATTACCGATCACGAGGCGATGGACTGGTTCCTGATAGCGGGGGCTAACCGGTGGGGTGAGGACAAGATCCCGCTCGAAGATCGCCGTAAGTGGAGCTTGAAGAATGCTGACTTTATTTGCCGCATCGCGGAAGATCCTATATCGAATCGGGATTGGTGCCAAGCGGATGCCCCGTTCTCATTCCTCGCGTGGTGTTTTGAATTTGCCGCGCTTAGAGCAAGCCCCACCACCTTTAGAACTAGGCTTGCTCTCGGTCAGGACGGATCGTGCAATGGTCTACAGCATTACTCCGCGATATTGCGAGATCAAGTGGGCGGAGCCGCAGTCAATCTGGTACCGGATACCGTACAGCATGATATCTACGGCGACGTGGCAACAGCGACATCCGTGCACGTCAAGCGAGGTCTGGAAGATGATCCGCTCAATGCGATGGCGCGTCGTTGGGCACAACACGCTCTTAGCCGTGGGCTGGTTAAACGCTCCGTAATGACCCTTCCCTATGGTAGCACGCGGTTCTCGTCTGCTGAGTTCATCCTGAAGGAGTACGTCTCCAAGGGGCAGGCCCCGGAGTTCGAGAAGCACGAGCACCATGCCGCCTCCCACTGGCTCTCGTGGCGTGTGTGGGCCGGTATCGGGGATGTGGTACACAAGGCAAGGGAGGGCATGGAATGGCTCCAGAACGCAGCTGACGCGCTCACAGTGCCCATCGACGGCAAGGTCCCGAAGGAGCTGGACTGGTTCAGCCCGTCCGGGTTCCGGGTCCGGCAGGTGTACGTGGGCCGGGATGTCCTGACGGTCCGACCGAGGATAGCCGGTGGCCGCCGCATCCAGATCGACCTGCGGCTGGACACCGAGAATGGGGACGCACGAGGCCATCATAATGGCATCGCCCCGAACTTCGTGCACAGCTGTGATGCGGCGCACATGCACTTCATCATCCAAAGGCTCGTGCAGGAGGGGCTGGGAGGCTGTATGGCGCTGATACACGATGACTATGGGGTACCGGCACCCTTCGTGGCGAAACTGCACAGAATCCTGCGGGAGACGTTCGTGGCCATGTACACGGCGTGCGATCCGATGGAGCAATTCGCCAAGCACAACGGAGAATTCCGGTGCCGGGTCCGTCCAGCCCACGGCGAGCTGGACCTGAACGTGGTGCTCAATAGCAGGTATTTCTTCTGCTGATTTAATTGGGCGCCTATAGTACAAGAGAAACATAATGGGAGGATTCCCGATGCTGAAGAAGCTGGCCCAATGGCTGCTGCGCAAAGAACTCGCACACTACAGGAACCTCGTAGCCGAACAGAAGGAAGTCATTTCTGATCTGTCTAGCCGAGCACCACAAGTGGAGATCAGGTATGGTATAACCAGAGAAGTATTCCACACCAAGGTAGTAAGACCTATTGGTAATACTGCTATAGGTAGTGATATCTCTGGTGAAGCTGCTGCTTACCGCTTGGGTATCCAGCATGCCTTACGGCATATGGAGGAGGTAATCGTTGTATGATTAGCGTGGTACGTTGGGTGAACGGCGAACTCATCCACCGGGATATGGAAATCCTGACGTTCCATCAGCTGTACGAGCACAGCCTGTACAACTGCATCCGGTTCCTTCGGGAGAACATGGAGAAATCTGACAATCCCGTGCACGATCAAGCACGCTGTATGCAGGCTATCAAAGAGTTCGACCCGGATGCGGTATTCTGGTTCGTAGGTCCTACGTGGATTTCCGCGTTAGGGTTTATTGAGGACTGGCACAGTCCAGAGAGAATCTTAGCCGAGGAAATCGTAGGTCCACGCTTCTGCAACCAGCCGATGGACTTCGAGGATTATCTCCTAGCTATGGAGGCGCTTAGCCTCAAGCTAGGAGTTCCTGAGTTCCAAGTCGGAACGATGTCGAATCCCCGTAAGAGCGCACTGACTCGCTATATGGAGCAGATGGGGATGGAGACAAAGACTCACATAATGCGCAGGAGAGTGTAATGGGATCTGGTAAGAAGATCGTTAAAAGCGTTGTCAAGGTAGCATCTCTCGGCGCAGTCGGCCCCGGCGGCTGGGGCGGTAAAGCGGTAGGTGCGCTGTCCGGTGGCCTTGTAGGTGACGCCGGTGGGCTGGGCGGCGTACTCGGTGGCATCACTGGCAGCTCCACCGTCAAGGCCGCAGAGCGACAAGCCAAGGCAGCAGAAGACGCCGCACGCCAGCAGGCCGCGCAAGCGCAGCAGCAGGTGGACGCCACCAACCAAGCAACCCAACAGGCCGCGCAGCAATCCGCACTGGCAGCCCAGCGCGATGCCCTGCAGACCGAGGCCAATGCACAGCAGCAAGCGGCAGTGACCAGCAACAAAGCCGCAGAAGTGGACCTGTCGCTGGGCGGCAGTACCGCGTCCCGCCGTAAGCGTTACAGCTCGTCGGGTGGCGGGGTTCGGGTATGAGGAACGCCACGGCAGCAAGCGAATGGATGACGCTTGACGCCAAACGCACCGGCCAGCTGGACAAGGTAGAGCGGCTGGCCGAGGTAACCCTCCCGCACGTCTGTACAGACACCAACTACGACTCGGGGCAGGACGCCCTCACTAACGGCACAACCAGCCTCGGTGCGCAAGCGACCACGCACCTAATCAACAAGCTGGCGATGGCCATGTTCCCAAATCGCCCGTTCTACCGGCTGGCCATCAGCGAACAGGAGGGACAGGCTTACGCCGAGAAGCTCGGAGTGCCGCTGGACAAGCTGACGGACCTGCTGTCGCAAGCCGAGCGCGATTCGATAATGCAGCTGGAGATGTCCGGCTCCCGCGATACCCTGTACGAAATCCTGACGCACCTGACGGTTGCTGGGGACGTGTGCATGGATCTCTCGGATGACGAAACGGTAGGCGCTATCCCGATCCGGGAGTACGTCGTTCGCCGGGACAGCAAGGGCCGCATGTGCAGCTTGGTCATCAAGCAGTGCGTGTACGAGGACGAGCTGGACCCCGAAGTGCTGGACGCCTTGCCGAAGGGCT